TGACGTTAAATATATTGGCGATGGTTTGTTTGAGACAAAGATGCCCGGCACAAAATTCACAATCAAGTTCAGACTCGCAAATGGTGAAGACGAAAACAGAATTATGGAAATGGCGATTGCTGGGAAAACAGTTGACTTTGGGGCTGTTCAGCAATACAAGAAGATGATCAAGTCTGTCGAAGGATTTACAGAAGAAGAGGTTATCCACTCTTATGTTGATAACATGATCGTTGCAGATGCATCGCACTTAAAAAAGTGTCTTAAAGACTGCACAACAAGCATCAGAATCTCCGAGACTCTCAAGTGCAAGAATTGCTCAAACGAGCAGGAGGTCGACGTTCCATTTGGAACGGACTTTTTTTGGCCTAACCTCTAAATTCATGGAGGGTGTCTATGAACAATTCTTCATTCTTAAGCATTTTGGAGGATGGTCATTGACTGAAGCATACAGTCTCCCCATTGGTTTAAGAACCTGGTTTGTCGAGAGGCTCAAAAAGCAGTTTGAAGAAGAAGCAAAAGAGATAAAGAAAGCCCAGAAGAAACGATGAGTCTTTTGGGTTTTTGTTTTTTGAGCTAATTAGGGAATAACGAGGGACAATACATGGCTAAGATGGAAGATATTATTGCAGCAATCAAAGAATCCACCAAAGAACAACGTAAAGCATTTATGACTGAGCTTGAAAAGTTTGATGATTTTGAAGGAAGAAGCGGAAGCAGTACACGAAACATTGGCGATCCAAAACAACTAAAACAAACTTTAGAATTGGAAGCTGAACGGGCAAGAATATTAGCAGATTCCGCTAAATTAATGAACAACATAAGTGAAGCCGATAAACAACGAGCCGTTCAAATTCAAAAAGAACTCGAACTCCAAATGGAACTATTGAAAGCGAAAGAGTTAGAATCAGATTTGGATGATGAAGCAAAGGAAAAAGTAAAGGAAAAGTATAGCGAAATAATAGAAACCATTAGAGCAGGAAAAGAACTAGAAGAATTGGGGGTTGGCGAATTAGGAATAAACGAGGAGTTACTCGAGCAGTACGAAAGCAAAGTTATACAACAGCAAAAAATAAATGATCTATCAAGAGACACTCAAAGACTCATATCCTCAACAGCTAGCGACATGGGTGCATTGGTTGGACTAACAAACAAACTGCAAGATAGCAAGATAGGTAGTCTTGTAAAATTCTCCAATATAATGAAAGGAAAAGAAGGAGAGACCGCCAGAGCCGAGTTGACCAAACAACTATCAGAAATGTTTTCTTTTCAGAATATCGCGATGAATGTTGCGACAAAAATATTTAGCGAATCAATGAAAACCCTAAGAGCTTTTGACGATGCATCAGCAAATCTTGCGAAGACAACCGGAACCGTTGGAAAGTTCAACGATGTTCTGTACGATGCTCAAAGAGCAGGAAATCTCCTCGGCGTTACAATGGAAGGCGTTGGAGCTGCGATCACCGCACTGAATGCTGGAACTTCAGAATTCGCAAAACTAAATCAACAAACGCAAACTCAACTTGCGATCTCCACATCACAATTTGAAAGACTTGGAGTATCTAGTCAAGATACTGCTGCTTTCATGGAAAATGCGTTCAAAATTATGAACATGGGTGCGACCGAAGCAGTCAAGGTTCAGAAAGAACTCGCCATGGCTGGTGTTGATTTGGGTATTGGAGCAGACAAAATCGTCAAAGACTTTAACGCTGCATCGAAAACTCTTGCCGTATATGGTAAGGACTCTGTTAGAATATTTAAAGACCTTGCGGCTCAAGCTAAGGCTGCTGGTGTTGAAGTTTCAACTCTTCTTGGAATTGTACAGAAGTTTGATACATTCTCAGGCGCAGCAGAGGGTGCAGCACAATTCAATGCCCTACTAGGAACGCAACTATCTACGACTCAAATGTTGATGATGACGGAAGAAGAAAGAATGAAGACTCTTGTTGAATCTGTTCAAGCACAAGGAGTAGCGTTTGGCGACATGGATCGTTTCACTCAGAAGTCAATCGCAGCAGCAGCTGGTATTAGTGATTTAAACGAGGCTAACAGGATATTTTCAATGAGCCTTGCTGACTATGAAGCAAACGCTGCTCAGATGGAGCAAAACGCAGCCGCTCAAGCAAAGTTTGACGAAGCAGTTCAGGCAACAGTACCAACAATGAAAAAGTTTCAAAACCTCGCAACGGAATTAATCACTTTAGTTCAACCAGCATTGGAAGTTCTAGGAGATGTCGCAGACTATCTAACAGACATGTTCCAAGGGATGAGCAAAGAAACAAAAGAAATAATTAGTATGGTTGCTTTATTTGCATCAGGCATCATAGCTCTTACGCCATTGGTTGCTGTTGGTGGTGGACTGTTCACCGGTCTTGCAGCATTGGGTCCTGCGATTGGCGGGATTGGAACTGGTATCGCAACCGCCATTTCTTCTATATCAGCAGCGATCGCTGGAACAGCTGGTATTGGCGGTGGTGTTCTCGCTGCTTTGTTAGCTGGTGGGGCAGTAATTGGTGGAACCATGGCTGCATTGGCCGAGAGCGAAGCAAAAGTCGCAGAATCAAATGCGAAAATGATGAGCCAAGGATCGGACACAATCCAAGCAATGAGAGAGATCAGCAGTGCAGACTTCTCAGGAATCGCAGTAAAATTTAAAGGGGTTGTTGATGAACTCAACTCAATGAGTACGGACGTCAAAGTTACGTCAATGATGCAGAACTTGTCCTTGATTAGCGCTGGGACAGCTGTAGACATCACTGGTGCGAAGATCGCAGGCTCAGCAACAAGCATAAACACTACGGTTAGAAATATGTTTGAGGGCGCTACGATTAGTCTGAAAGCTGGTGGTAGGGAATTTGAAGCATACTTTGAAGAACTAGCAGCAAATGTTGTAGTTAGTTAACTATATATAGGAGAAATAAATGACGAGTTATATAGATAGATATGCAACAAGCTCTGGTGGCTTGATTGAGATAAAATCAACGATAATAACAGAAAATTCAATTGCTCTTTTTTATGCATTTATTACATCTTTTAGTGATAGTATGAACTCAAGCTGGAATGAAGAGCAAGTATACGGTCGACCTGACCCAATTGGAACATTTCAGAATACCACTAGAAAAATTTCTTTGGCTTTCGATGTACCATCCGCAGATTTATCGGATGCAAAAGCAAACCTCACAATGATTAATCGAGTGAAACAATTTATGTACCCTGCATATTCTTCAAACACTGCTAACAACACCAGTACAAACGCCCTATCTCTTGCGAAGTCTCCATTGGTACGTATAAAGTTTGCTAATCTTATTCAAAATCAAGACCCCGATGCATTATCAGATGGTCTTCTAGGTTGGATCAATTCATTTTCAGCTACGCCCGTTATTGACATGGGAATGTTTAATGAAAGTGGTAATCTATATCCAAAAGTATACAATGTATCGCTTGATTTTACACCGCAGCATGAATTTGATCTGGGATATAAGGTGGAAGGTACAACGACCAAACCAATAGATGAAAAATTTACTAAATTCCCATACGATGGAGGCGAATGATGTCGAGATTAAAATCAAGAAGAATCGCAAAAAACAGAAATGAAATGTACGAAAAAACCTTCGAAGATCGTGGAGTCAAAGAGGTTGAGCAATTTGCTACACCTGCTTTTAAAAATCCATCTCAAGAAGAAATAGATAGAATACCGACCATTGAGCACACATGGTCAAACGGCGATCGATTTTGGTTTCTCGCTTCAAAATACATGGGAGATCAGAGGCTGTGGTGGGTCATTGCCAAACTCAACAACAAACCAACAGAAGCTCATTGTACAGAAGGAGACAAAATTAAGATCCCAACGAATGTTGCGGTTGCTCTTGAGGTGTTAGCATGACTGAAGATGAAATAAAAAAGAAGATTGATGAATATCTAGATATTTTTAAATCAGAAGACGCAGATACATTCTCTAGTGTGATTAGTTTAATTCCTGGTGATGAGACAGAAGTGGCTGACGATATTAGTATAGGAAGTGTGATTGATACGATTCTGTCTTTGGGTGCCTCAGGGATTTGGATTTTAACAAAAGTTGTTGACTTGTTTCTAGAAACAATGGAAAGCTCCTACACAAACGGCGGG